AATATAGCTCCTTCTTCTGCTGTTGGATTTTGCATCCACTGTGCATTCCATTTACCCGTGGGCAGTGTTGCTTGAACCTTTTCTAATTCATCTAACTTCCAATACTCTGGCCATACAGGCTGAGCGTTCTTTGATCCATGGTCCATGATCGCTGGAAACTCGACCACGTGCCACTGATCAGCTTTAGGTTCCGATTGGTTCTTAACCAACATTCCTGTTAAATCTTTTGTTGTCCAACGAGTCATGACTAACACGATCTTGCCGCCTGGTTGTAAACGTTGTCGTGGTCCTGATGTGTACCACTCGTAAGCAGACTCCATGGCTGTAGGAGATAGTGCATCTTGTTCTGAATGTGGGTCGTCAATGATTAGTAGGTCCGCTCCTCTACCTGTTATCGCACCACCAACACCAGCTGCAAAGTATTCACCACCTTGTTCTGTCTCCCAACGTCCTGCTGCCTTTGAGTCTTCTTGTAATCTTGTTTGAAAAATTTTTCCGTAGTCTTCTCTATCAATTAAGTTTTTTGCCTTACGACCAAATCTTATTGCGAGCTCTGCAGTGTGCGTTGCTTGAATAATCTTTAATCGTGGCTCACGGCCCACCATCCATGCTGGTAGCAAGTAAGATGCAAATTCAGATTTTGTATGCCTAGGAGGCATATTAATGATCAATCGGTTTATTTCACCCGAAGCCAATTTATTAAATTTATCTGCAATGTGTCTGTGATGGGACCCCTCTACAAAGTCGGGCCATACACATTTGACAAAAGACAAGAAGTCATTCTTAGCTTTATTCTGTATCTTTTTTTCAGCAAGCAGAAGTTGCATCTGCTTGAAGGTCTTACGAACATCTGCAGGTAATTTTTCGATATTTACCTTATTCAAGTCCATGGTACCAATATGTTTTCAGTATACACGAATGTGTAAAACATGCAATACAACCTAGAGTAGTGGGACCCCTTTTTACAAAAAGGGGGGATAGGGTCTAAGTTATTTTCTATATTTGGATTTAGTTCGGGACCCCTGGCCCGGAGGGCCAGGGGTAGAGAGTTAATCTAGTAATGTCATGTATGCTTTAGCATTCATTCTACTAAATTTTTCTAAACCTTTCTGCATTTTATCAAACTGCTCGTCTTGTTCAGCCTGTTTGATCATGATGTATAACTTATATTCTTCTGCTGTTAACATCTCTGATTGACCAGAATAAGGGTTAGTTGTTTTGTGTACTCTTTCTGTATCTGTCATATCTGGGATAATATAGGATAAGTCTAACATTATCAAGTTCTTTCTTCAATGGTCCAACGATTCCAATACCGTGTTTCATCTTTTACTGGGTCCTTGATTGGTGTTTCAAGGGGCTCTCGCCTTGGCGCAATCTTAACTATTTCTTCTAAGTGTGTATTAATAAATTGATACAAACAATTTTGATTACAGAAATATTTGAATGCGTGGTCTTGATTCCAATCATTCTCTTTAATCTTAATAGTTCTTAAAACCTTATTACCTTTGCTGCCTCTCACTCTTGATGTTGTGTGAGTTTGATGACACTTTGGACCATGACACCAATTATACATTAGTGCCTCACTTTCCAAGATGTAGTCGCAGTTCTATATCCGTGTGCGTCTAAATCATAATAAACATAATAAGGTGTTCCATTCTTTGCAACACCATATCTGCTTTTCTCATCATGTTTGCCTTGTCTAGTAATATGTTTCTTATGCTTACTAGCCCAATAAGTTATGTAAAATGTTTTAGTCATATGTATTTCTCTCTTTCTAGGACTATCCTATATTAATAGGATAGCCCTTGTCAATAGTTTAATTTAAACTATTTTCTGCCTGTTGTTGCTCGTATAATAGTCTTGCCTTAATCTTATCTTCTCGGCTAGAGTTCTTGTTTTTCATTCCTTTAATTCTTTCAGCAAGATTTTTAGGATTATAGATTACAAGTCCTGTACTATTAGTTCTAACAATTTCTGCGTCAGTAATATTACAACCAAGTTCATTTGCTAACTCAATACACTCATCAAGATATTTATAACCTTTTAAACCAAGTTTAATTTCTTTCATCTGGTCTAAAACAGATTTAATCCATTTGTGGTGTGCAATAACAAATTGACCTTTTGCCTGTTTCCAAGAAATTAAAAACTTAAATTCTTGTTCAGTACAAGCAATAGACCTATCTCTGCAATAATCTCTACCAATTAAATCTAATTGGTATTTCTCATTCCATTCTTTGCCATAACCTTTGTTATCATCGCCAAGATATTTATTATTGTTATCACAATATTTTGTTTTGTGTGGGTTATCACTCTTACCCTCTTGTTCAATCAAAATATCTGGGTTGCAATCTTCTTGTGCATTAAGTTCATCACGAAACAAAGCATAACCATATTCATTACTATTATTATTATATGATGAATTGCTATCAGTATCAATGTCGCCATTTAATCTAAAGTCAAAATGTTTTTCTATTGTTGCGTCAACAATTTTTACATTGTTGTCGTAATCTCTTTCTTCTTTTTGACCTTGATAATGAAAATGAAAACAACTGTCTTTAGCAATAGTATTTACATTCTGAAACTTATTTTGTAGATACCAAGCTTTCTCAACATCTTCATCTGTATAATGTCGTCTTACTATTTTTTCAGCAACTTTCCACGCATTGTCATTTAAGTCAATTTGTTGTGCTTTCAACTCATCATACTTTTGTTTCTCTTGCGTGTCCTCTTGAAATAAATGTTGTTTAATTCTATTTCCAACTTTATTTCTATATTCTTGATTGGCTCTTATTCTAGTCATTTTTCCTCTTTCTGTATTTGTTTGCATAAATGTTTTTTAACACTTGACAAAGGGATTGTCAAGGTTTATATAGGAGTTAATGCAAATATACAATATTCAGCTCTTGATATATTTGAAGTCTTGGTGGGCGCTTCCCAAATCTGGAATGGGAATATTGTAAACTGAATGGAACTCACCAAGGCATAGGATTAATAGCAAGGATACACAGACAACTTGCTACTGATCCCTGGTCCTATTAGTGCTTCGGTCTATAGATCCGATTGTGTGAAGAGGACCTGGGATCAGAACTAGTATAGGGCGCCTGGACATTTCTGGGCTATATTCTAGGTCGCGAGCAACAGGGCGTTGCTGAAACAGGGATAGCTACCACAGAGCAGACTTTGGACTGTTTTCGCCTATTAGCCACTAGTACTGATCCCTGGTCTATTGTACGCTTTGCAAAGCGTTTGCGCTAAACGGTGCTAGCTTAGTTCAGACATTAAACAATGGACCTGGGATCAGTGTACGACTGTGTATACCGTTTACGGGAACTGTGGCGATGACTGATCCTGTTCTTTGGTGTCTAGGTTTATTTTTTTACCATCCGCACCAAAAGACAGGCTGCTCCGGGCTGGAGGTAAGAAGACCAGCCCTGAGTGGAAAGCTACAAGCTTCAAGCTTGACAGCTGGTCCAGGAGATGATAGGATAGATTTAGAAAGGAATAATTATGAATGAAGGAATGGAAAACTTAAAAGAAATAGAAGACTTAGAAGATAAATATCAAACAGTCACAGATGGATTGTATGTACTTCAGGGTAGCTTAAATAGAATAGCAAACGCTCTGGAAGAAGTTCTGCAGCTGGTAAAGCTAGACCAGGCAGAATCTAAGAAGAGATGGGAGAAGGAGACAATCGGTGAGTAGAAGAATTAAAAGCCCAGTGATTTTAATAAATCACTGGCGCTGGCTTCAGGCCAATGGTTACAAAAAAGAAGCTTCAAGCTGCAAGCGCCAAGCCTCAAGCTTGACAAGACAACAATATAGGATTATAAAGGAGTATGAAAACAAGCGAAGCTCTTAAAATTATAGGCGGCTCCCTGAGCAAGCCTTCAAAAATGCCGGGCTGGTCGATAGGTTTACCTGCCAAAGAATGCAAGACTGGCGGCAAGCTTCAAGCGGTCCCTGGTTCTGTCTGCTTTGACTGTTACGCTCTTAAGGGCTGTTATGTTTTTAAGGTTGTTCAGGATGCACAGTATCGAAGGCTGGCAGCCATCAAGGACCCGCAATGGGTTCAGGCCATGACTCACTTGATCAACAGCAAGAAGCCCGATGTGTTTAGATGGCATGACAGCGGGGACGTTCAGGATTTAGACCACTTACAAAAAATTTACGAAGTCTGCAGGTTAACACCCAGCAAGCGTCACTGGCTCCCGACGCGTGAAGCATGGATTAAGGACCACCTGACAGACAAGCCAAACAATTTAGTCATACGATTCAGCGCTCCGATGGTAGACCAGCGGGCGCCTGTTTCGTGGCCAAACTCTTCAGAAGTGGTGACAGATGGCGGCAATTGTCCGAGCTCAAAACAGGGCAATCAATGCAGAGACTGCCGGGCATGCTGGGACCCTTCAATTAAAACAATACAATATAAAGCTCATTGAAATGTTTAGACATCCAAAGTATTATAAAGAATTACGCAAGCGTAATAAATCGGATCAGGTCATTAGCCCCAGGGTTGCGACGGCATCGGCGAGGCGTGCACCTGATTCGGGCCTAGTGTGCGCCCTCGGGCGCAAGGCCACAAGCTCCAAGCAGCAAGCTTCAAGCACCAAGCTCCTGGAGCAACAAGCTACAAGCTTCAAGCCCCAAGCATAAAGGCTCAAGCTTCAAGCCACAAGCTTCAAGCGCCAAGATTCCTGACCCTGGAAAAAGTTTCACGGCACCCGAACCGAGGTGCTCTACTAAGATAAATGTATTGCGTGGATGTTTGATATGGAAGGCAATTTGATGTGGAGAAAATTTAACCTTGTTACCCTTCGTGACTTTAAGCTCTATTGTAAAAAAGTGGCCCCTAGCATTGCTGACCAGTAGATCAGGAGTCCCATGTAAGCTATTATTTTCAAGTCGAATAAGCGAAAAATTACTAAAAGATTTTTTAATTTTTTGATATAATTTACGCTCTGGTCCCATGCGTTTTTTAGAGTAACATTGTCATTCATTAATAGTCCTTCTGAAGTTTATCTGGCAAGATAAGACTCGAAGGTTTCTCTGTTTTTAAAACTAATCTATGTGCGTTGTGACCGGGCTGACCTAAGATTGGAACTGTGTGCTCATGCACTTCCATTCTTCTAATCTGATACAACTTTCCATCTCTTTCTACGTAGATTTGTGCATTCTTAATT